CCTTCACTTGCCCCGTAGCCATATTTCCCAATCCGAATTGGCATACCGTAGAGCTCTAAAAACTCGGCAAAAGTCAAAGACCGAGTAGTATTTAAACATATATAGCCAGACTAACGTGCGAAATAGCCCCATTCTAGCGAGCTGTACTGTTCTTGATTTGTGTTTATGTACGACCCAACCAAATAGCCAAAGTGGCTCACCCATCACGTTTTCAGGGGTTTTTAATAAAAGATTATCGTCTTTATCTAAGCAAAACCAAGATTGCGGACGTGGGATAAACTTATGCGGAATATGTTTTCCTTGTTCAAGTTTCCATTCGATTTCCAGTGCCGAAAACCCATGCCCCACGGCATCCATCATATCGACCAGCACATCTTCAAAATTCGGGTATTGATAAAATAACTCCTCAATCTCCGCTTGCAGTTTTTCTTCAGCCGCAGTTGCATTGCGCGGTGCGCTGATATGCCAGTCAAGTTTTAAAATTGCGCGTTTTCGGGTTTGAACGTGCGCGGCAATATCATTGTCGCGCTCTTCAATATCCATAAATAATTCATGCTGTGCGGTAATATCGCCACGCTCGGCGTCTTCTAAAATCGTTTTCAACTTTTCGGGTGTGATTTTATTGCTAGGGTGATCAGATATAATCCGCCCGCGCTCTGTGACCATGGCTTCATGCGTCTGTGTCGGCTCTGTTTTAACATTGATTAAGCCTTTTAATTTGTCTAAAAACTTCATTTAACGTCTCCAAATACTGTAAATATCGTCATCATCATCGAAATCATTGTTATTTAAGCCTGTCCATTCAATGGGTGCAGAGTTACTTACTGCGTTTTTCCACAGCATTTCTAACGCATCTGGACCGTCGTCGTGGTCTGCTTTTGGGAAATGTCGCAATTGTGAAATTAGAGTTGCTTGTGATCTATGCAATAAAATCAAACCATTTGCAATGTGCGGTTGCAGGCTTTCAATGCGTAGCATTTTGTCTGTATTAGGTTTAATTGCCGTGGCAGGGACAGGCAAACCGCGCTGTGCGGAACGTTTAACCAGCTCATCTTTCAAAAACTCTTGAAATTGCACGGTTTCAACGAACCAGCGCTGACACTTGTACTGTTTATGCAGTCGAATCACATCTTCAATGATTAAATCAGGCAAGCGTTTTTTTACTTGCGCTTCAATGACATAGAGTTTACCTGTTTCACGATGATACCCACCGACTAAAATCGCAGACGGGTCACGGCTTGCGCCCGCTTTTCCAAGACTTGGGTCAAGTGCGCCAAAGTAAATCAGGTTAGCCGGCAATTCCGTCCAATATTGAATGCTGTTCGCAAAAATCGCATCATCACCGCTAACGGGGTCATTTTGATACTCGGAGTCAAAAGCAGAGTGCCCGTCACTGGCACGGATTTTCATTAGTTGCAGAATCGGGCGCCTCAGCCAAGAGACCACCGCGCCTGCGTCCATTTCCGCTTTGTGTTGCTTATAAAACAGGTCAGAGAGGGTATCATCGTCCCCCTCTTCGCTCAGGTAGATATTTTCCCATTGATCCCACAGGTGCATATTGTCGGGCATGCTCAAAATAGCTTTAAAGCGTACCCGCCTCCAGCCTTTGGTATTGAGGATACGGCTTAACACACTATCGTAATGTAAGATTGTCCCCACATAGATTACGTCAAACTTTTCGCCCGCTGCACCCAATTTTAAAACTGCCTTTAAGACCCAGTTGTGTAATTTATTACGTTGCTCTGGTTTTTCTACGCTTTTGTCATTTTCGATGTCGTCCAGCACCACAAGATCGGGACGATATGCCCCGTAGCGGCGACCACGCAGCTTTTGCCCCGCTCCCACCGCCTCAACCTTTTGATTTAGGCTAGTGATAATCGCCCCCGCGCGCCACACTTTACCCATACCAAGCTCGGGAAAATCAATGTGCAAGCGCGGATTTGCCTCAATCTCCATCTTAATCGCCTCAAGCATCTCATAGGCTTGAGTCTCAGTATCCATTGCGATGATGATGTACTTTTTCAGCCCACGCACCATACACCACAGTGGGAAAAGCTGAGTACAAATGGTCGATTTTGCCTCACCACGTGGGGCGGCAATCGCTTGGCGAATAGAGCGTTCTAGCTCTACCACCGATTGCGGCAGTTGCTCAAACAAATACTCGTGCAGTTGGGATTTATGCTCGGAGCGCACATAGTGTGGAAAATACTGCTGCACAAAAAACTCAAATCCACCCACAGGGTCAAGCACTTGCTGCCGACGGGTAGCAATACTTTTAGGGTCATCCGTCCACCCCTCAAAGCTTGCCTCAATGTTGCGTTGTAGCTCACGACGTAATTCTTCGAGTTTTTTTTCAAATTCTTTAATTTTCATTTGTTATTTACCTACTAACAAAATGCAAATACAAGATAACTTACTGAAATTATTTAAATTCTTTATCAATCAAAGGCTTGATTTCATCTAGCAACTCATAAAATCAGGTAATAAGTGCGGTTTCTTGGTTTTTATCAAATTAGCGAACAGTTCTATAGTTTTCATCGCTGTTGCAATAGCACTAATCTCGGGCAGAATACGCTTACTTGCTGCCGTCATCTTCGCAAAACTATCCGCAAGCGATGATAAGCGATCGACTTTATCTTGTGCGTTTAAATTTGAGTTTTGAATCTCATCCATGGTTGCGCGATATTGAATAATAAAGCCCGACAACAGACCTTTTGTGATATCTGTAAGCTCATTGCCCGCCATCACTTGCACATCACGCACTTTATCCCAGTCATCACCTTTTTTCTCTGCTTCTTTCTTCCAGCGTCGCGCTGTATTAAATGACACGCCAGCTTTGCTTGCGGATTGCTCAAGTGATAAAAACTCAAACACATAGTAGCGACGAACCAGCGCACGCGTTTTTTCATCAAATGCCATGCATTAGCCTCCGAATTGTAAGCGAATGAGTTCAATGCCGACTGCGACAATGCCCCCGCCAATACCGCCTGCAATGAGCGCTTGATTGCGGTTTTTCTTTGCCATTTCGCTTAAATCTTGCTGTAATGCTTGGACTTGTTTTTGTAAGTCCGCAATCTCTTTATTTTGCTTGTCAATACTATCGCCAATCCCGCCCAACTTATCTAAAATTGCATCGAGTTTGTCGCTTACTGACTTATTTTTATTGTTCATTTATCCGCCTTTTTATCTAATTTCCCTTCAATACTGTCTAATTTGTCAAAGATTCGGTCTAGTTGACTGCTAAACCCACTGTTGACGTGATTAGCCATTTCCTTTGTTTGATAGCTTTCTTTGATTTTGTTAATTTCCGCTTTGAGCTCTTTAAAATCAGCATCAAGTCGTTTAAACCAAATACCACCAAAAAACACCGCGATTGACACAACAAAGTTAAAAATCATTGCGCCGCTAATTTGCAGTTCCATTTTTCACCTCGCAGATTGCGCGATACGTGTCGTTATGCGCTTTAATTTGTCGCAGTGTTTCTGTTGTATCATGACGACTAGCTTTAATTAGCGTAAAGCCGTCACAGCTCGTATTAATCACGTAAGTCGTGCGATTTGTGCAAGCTATCAATAAGCTTGTCACGAGTAGCATTACTAGCTTCTTGTTCATTTCGCTTACGCTCCCGTTGATTATTGCGCTGTGTTGTCACAATCGCTTTGTCTTGCTCAAGCTGTGCGTTTTCTTTTAATAACGCGTCAATCGTGCTATTCGCACGTTTTAATTTAAAAATAACATAGCCGCACAACCCCAAAAAAAACGCGATTGCGACTAAAATTAGCTGTAAAGTCATTCCGTACCTCCGCGATTTTTTCGACGTTCAACTGCAACCGCAAAGCCTTTTGTTGCCGCACCACCGCCACAAAAAATAGCAAACGTCATAAAAAGCTCTGGCACATAAACGCGGTCAAGCCAGACGCAGAAAATGAGAATGGCAGCCATTAAAAGCGCGCCGAAAAACTGAATAAAACCCGTGGTTGACAAGCGTCCGTCATGATTTGTGATAAGTTCAGCGAGTTTTGTCATAAGACTACCCCGATTTTTAAATAGAGTTGCTGTGCAAGTGTAGGCATACCTTGCGCGCGATAAAACCACGCTTTTTTACTGTAAGAAAAAGGTCTGCGTGTATTTGAAGGTTTGTGAAAATACGCTTTCATCCACTTAAATAAACGTTGTAATTTACTCATGTTCAAGCTCCAATGTGACGTGTTCAACTAACGGCTGACAATCGTTATCAACCCATTCTGCAACATCAAAGCCCGGGCAGATTTTGCGTGCAAATTCACGATGTCCGTGCAGTGTGGCATTTGGGTATTTATGTGATAAATCTCGCACTAGATGCGCTAGCGCTTGCCACTGCGCGACAGTGAAACGGTCAGTGCCGACTAGACAAATGCCAATTGAGTTACGATTTTGCCCCTTGCAATGCGCACCGATTTCGCCTACTTTTCGCCCCGTTTCAACGATTCCGTGTGTATCAATCACAAAGTGATAACCAATGGCGTGTAAATGACGATTAAACGCAATTTTGTTATTAATTTCGCGACGAAAATGCGCGTCGAAATGCCAGTCATCAATGATTTGCGCCGCACTTTTACCGCGCTTTGCAAGTCGCACGCCATTTTGCGTTGCCGCACAATGAATAATAATTTTTTCAATAGACATAAAAAATACCCCTATAAACCAATAAATTAGGGGTATTGTGATTGAAACAAGTAGTTGTAAAGAGGTGAAGGACTTCCACCCTTTTATATTAAAAAAGGCTTTCTTGACGGGATGTGTTTTCACGTCGAAAACTCGCGATGATTTCTCTTACCTGCCGTTCTGAGAGTTGATACTTATAACAAATATCAAGCAGTGCGATTTTATCGCTTTTTCTTCTTTTAACGTCAAATAATCAAAATCAGCTTTTAGATTTTGATTGCGCAATACGCGCAAAGCAACATCGCAGCGCGGAATATAGACTTCCTCCGAACTAAAGTGTTGTCTTAATTTAATCGCGTCTTGCTCACCAATGAGCCCACTTAATCGTGGGAAATAGTGTGCACCATCAGTAAATCGAAATCGCGCTCCACCAAAGCGTTTGATGATTTTCTCAGTATTATGAAAGCCTGCGATATTAATCATCTCATGAACAACATCGGGTAAATGCTTTGCAACATTTTTAAGATCAATCTCATACATAACACCTCCAAAAGTAATTTTTTCGGCAATCTATCACGAGATTTTTAAAAAGTGAGTGTTTTTTGAAAAAAATTTAAAAAAGTTCTTGCGTTCTTTAATGTATATTATATAATATACACATAACAAGATACAGGAGAGTCTAAAATGAGAACTTTAACTTTAGCAACAAAAGAAAAATTGGCACAAGTGATGAATACTGACAAGTTTATTGGGAGAGATTATCTATTAGCAGTGCTAGCTTGCATTCTTTTGGATTCAAAAAAGAGAAATGAATTACGTACTACTGAAGTGGAACAATTAAGCACTGTATCAGTACTAGCTAATGCATATAATTGTGAGTTCAGTATTAGACAATACGATTTATATGGAATTTCTAGACATGTTGCTTCTATTGTCTATGAATTTCAAAAAGAATTTGAAGAGATCAACACTCAACAACAAATTGATTGGTTGTTTGATAAAGTCGAAGCGTTAGCAAGTAATTTAGAAAATATTTCTAACTTCAAAGTATTACGGGCTATTCGCAATATTGAAATTGCAAACGAAGAGTTTGCGAAAGAGGTTGAAGCGTTAGAAAACGCTGTTTTAGTCGAAGAGGCAGAAAAAACAGCAGAAACAGCCCAAATTCTAGGCTTGCCAGTATTAAAAGGTACGCCAAAGCAAGTCGAATGGGCGGAGCGTATTCGCAAACGTTGCTTGGAAACAATGAGCGAAAAAGAGCTAGGGCGTGGCTTAAAATCTGAAAAAGCAAGCTACTGGATCGAAAAATACAAACACGTATTGCCATCAAGAAGATAAAAAATGAAACTTCGTAATTATCAAGAAAGCATCTTCCAACAACTTATTTCTAGCTGCACGAACGACTTAGTGCAGTTAGACACGGGGGCTGGCAAGACGCCAATCATTGCCAAACTTGCAGAACACTACAAGCAAGTGGTGATTGTTTGTCATCGCAACGTGTTAGTGAAACAAGCCAGTGAAAAACTGGCGGCGTTCGGATTAACGCACAGAATCATGGCAT